TTATTTGTAGTACTAACCGGCCTAAACCAAGCTTTCCACGCCAACTTAACTATTTTCTGCATTCCATTTGTTTCGACTTGTTTCTATTAAACCATAGTTTAATCATGAGGTCAACCATAGTTTACAAAATAAATAAAAAAAGCACCAAACTATTTAAAGTTCAGTGCTTTCTTAGTTTTTATACAATATATGTTAGAGCGTGCCGTTATCTTTTGACTGTTGAGACATTGCATTGCCAGTTGCAATAATAACGCTTTTGTCTTGGTCTGATAGCTTATTAAATATAGAGGTTATTGCAATTAATTTTTTATCTATTTTTTTAGGTAGCTTACCTTCTGCTAACCATCTTGCGCTAAACCCTGTTAAATCTTCAATAACAAAAAAATACTCACTCTTTATATTTTTAGTTGCGCCACTAAGCCATTTACCTATGGCCTGTTCTGTTACTTCATATCCTTTAGACGTAATGGCGCGATACAGGTCGGCATTACTCCAGCCCATTGATTCCATAACCTCTTTAACTCTATCACCTTGCATTTTTAAATTATCCAATAAAAAAGCAAAACTATGGTTGACTTGATAATCTAAACTATGGTTTAATATATTCACTATGAAAACACAAGAAGCTATAAAAATATTTGGCAGCGTTCGCGGTATTGCAAAAGCATTAGGCATATCTGTGCAAGCTGTTCATCGCTGGGGTGATTCTGTGCCTCGTTTACGTGCTTATCAAATACGTGATTTGTTAGCAGTTAAAACTTCAAATTAAGGCAATGCAATGAACGATAACCATGATGTGATAGTAAAAGTCGGCCTTACCGCAGACCAATACTTATCCTTTCACAACAGCGCATTGGCTGATGATTTAAAAGATGCCCAGTTACTTCGCCAGCTTGTTTTAAAACATATTCGGCAAGTAGCTATGACGCAATTATCAACAAATACACATGATTTAGAAAGTACGCAATTAGTCCCTAATCAGGCCGATTAATTTTTTACGCTCACTAAATTAACCCAAAACAATGCCAATGATAAACATTAACGCTAATACAAAACGCTATCCGTTCGTTAGCGCACATTAGGTAAATAAATATGAAACCAATGACCAAAGCATTAAAACTAGCTAGAAAAATACCGTCAGGCGCAAAGACTAAAGCTAAATGCAAAGCTGTTCATGCTTGGGTGATTGCTGTTAAGGAAATGTTAAATGGCTAATTACGGATTTGTTTATATTTTAAGTAACTTATCAATGCCAAACATTTACAAGATTGGCTACACAGACCGTTCACCAATGCAAAGGGCTGACGAATTATCGAGAAGTACAAGCGTACCTACAAATTTTGAGGTTGTTGCTTATGGTGAAGTGGATGATGCCCAATCAGTAGAGCGTGAATTTCATGAGATTTATGCAGATTATCGCATCAGCAGCAATCGTGAGTTTTTTAAACTTCCAGTGGATTTACTTATTAGAGAGCTTTGTATAAACCTAAGAGAGTATTGCTTAAATTTTACCTATTGCGAGGCTTACGAAATGCTCGAATGGGAAATAAAACAAATGAAAAATGAACAGATTTCTGAAACTAAAGAAATTCTAGTAATAGGCTCATAAGTAAAAAATTATGAACCGTGGATATGTAAAAGTTTGGCGAAAAATTGAGGATAGTGGATTAATCCAACTACCAAATACACTCGCTCTTTTTATGCACTTACTGCTTAACGCTACCCATAAAGATAAAAAAATGGGAACTCCAACAGGTGTTATTGAATTGAAGCGTGGTCAGTACGTTAGTGGTCGCATTGCACTTGCGTCAAAACTTAAGCAAACACAGCAACAAATCAGAACGTCGTTAAAAAGATTAGAAGAACTGGAAATAATAACCATCGAATCAACCAACAAATTTAGCGTGTATACCATTGAAAATTATAGCAAATATCAAGATGACACTAGAGAAGATAACCAGCAACCTAACCAACAAGCAACCAACAATCAACCAGCAGATAACCAACAAACAACCACTAAACAAGAATTTAATAATTTAAACATTAAAGAAATAAATACACCACTCGCGTTGCTCGTATCAATGGGAGTTTCAGAATCAATGGCTAAAGATTGGTTGGCTGTTCGTAAGTTGAAAAAACTTGCACCAACGAAAGCAGCGTTTAACAAAATTAAAAATCATGCTGAGGCTAACGGTTACACCTTTATGCAAGCGGTAACTATTGCGTGTGAGAACTCATGGGGTGGTTTTAATGTTGATTGGTTAGCTAAAGAAAAATCAGAGCCTAACGATTTTAAAAAGGATTTCCTATGAGCATTGAAAGATTACTAGGCAACTTGCACAAAGTTAAATCTACAAGTCGAGGTCGCTGGATGTGCCAATGCCCTGCACACGATGACCGTTCACCATCAATGCACATCAAGCTAGAGGATGACGGAAAGATATTAATTAATTGTAAAGCTGGTTGTGGCGTAGAGGATATTTTAGGCGCGATAGGGATGGAGTTTGCAGACCTGATGCCAGTAGAGCCTACTCACCATAGACAAAAACCACGTAAGCAAATCTTGTACGCAACGGAAGCACTAGAACTTATCCGGTTTGAAGCGCAAATCATCCTAGCCACAGCTTACGCGCTACGCAACGGCACATTGACCAATAACGAATTATTAAGAGCAGAGACAGCAATGCAAACCATTAACAAATGCTTGGAATTAACACAATGAACAGACTAGAAGCCATTGCAGAAAAATTAAACCAAGCCAAGTTACCTGACGTTGATTTTGAGGCGTATCTCAAAGCCAATGAAGCAGACAGCCAAAAGGTTAAGCGCGTGGTTGATTACTACGATGAAATTGAACACTTTATTGAGCATGGCGATGAAATGCAAGGTAGCACTATGCCGTTTGCAAAGATGAAAAACTTGTTCGGTTTTCGTGGTGGTGAAGTGACTTTGTGGACAGGTTTTAATGGGCATAAAAAATCAATGTTACTAGGCTTTGTTGCTATCAACTTTATGAAGCAAGGCGAAAAGGTATGCACAGCTAGTTTTGAAATGAAGCCAGTATCAACCATCAAGCGCATGACGAGGCAATACACGCAATCGGAAAATCCAAGCTACGAGGAATATGCAAACTTTATGAGTTTTGCAGGTAGCAATTTTTACATATTTGACCATCTAGGCGGCATTAGCCCTGACCGTATTTATGGCGTGATTATGTACTGTGCCAATGAATTAGGCGTTAAGCATTTCATCATTGACAGCCTAATGCGCGTGGTAGCTGGCGAGGATAAATACAACGAGCAGAAAGACTTTGTGGTGAAGCTGTGCGAATTAGCACAAAAGACAAACACACATATCCACCTAGTCCACCACGTAAGAGACGGTGACGAATCAAAGCCATCAACACGCTACATGGCAAAAGGTTCTAAGGCCATTTCAGACAACGTTCATAACTCGCTAATCGTATGGAGTAACAAAAACAAGCTAGACGATATGCCTGATGTGATTTTGAAATGCGACAAACAGCGCGAGGGTTCTTGGGAAGGGATGATTGCCCTTGATTTTGAATCTCAAACATTGTGCTTTAGCGAAGCATTTAAGGGGGCGTAAATGTGGAAACAAATTAACCCTTACTACCTAGAAAAAGATGGCTGGACTATTTCAAAAATGACATTAGCTAACGGTACGAAATACGGACTTTGGCAGGGCAACGTAAACAAGGGTTTTTTTGATAGTGCTGATGAAGCGAAAGCTAAATATGTGGAGTTGAATCAATGATTAACTGGATGCAATTAGTAAATAACCTACGCCATGACTACAAGTCACTAGCAACCGTAGCGCGTGAGTTAAACAGCACAGAAAAGCATTTAAACAGACTAGCGCGTGGTGAAGTGCTAGAGCCTAGATTTAACACAGGCTTAAAGCTGCTTGATTTTCATTTAGACAAGTGCGGTATTGAAAAGCACAGAAAGTTGATTGCATGACTGATAACAAAGTTTACTCACTTGAATATGACCGTGATGGGTTTATCTACTCAATGCACATTTTAGGCACGCTAGAAGAAGCGCAATTTCATAGTGATAGCTTAGGCTTGAGTGAGCCGCAAGAAGTCGTGGCGAGCATTCCTGATATGCGCGTGGGGCTTAACTGATGAGAGCATTTACAAAATGGAATGGAGAGCCTAAATCACATAGGCGGCCTAGAACTTGTGAACATTGCCGTGAAAATCCTAAAGGCGCTTGCATTCTGCCATTTAGACAAGTAACTCAAGTAAGAAAATGGAAATTATTAGACATGAAGCCAACGCTGCCAGTATGGAAAATAAGGACTAAATTCAATGTTTGACCATACCCTAAACAAAGCTGTGCCAAATAACTACGAGTTCATGCTCAAACGCTTTGCACAACTCGCACCTACCGAACGCTGGCAGGTAACAGTTAGACCTTACAAGTCTAAACGCTCAATAGAACAGAACAGTCGCTTATGGGTGCTATATACCGCTATCGGTAACTACATTGGTGAAGATGCTGAAAGCGTTCACCAACTTATGGGCTGGAAGTTTCTCCGCTATCAAACCGTAGTCAATGGCGAAACAGTAGAGGCGATTAAAAGCACGACAAAGTTAGATACGCAATCAATGGTTGATTATCAAGATGCAATAGAGCGTTGGGCGGCAGAAATTGGTTTTTACTATGACAACTAAAGCCGAAAAAGAACACTTAAATCGCGTAGCCGAACTAGGCTGTTTAATCTGTCACCAACCAGCAGAAATACACCATTTACGCACAGGCATGGGGATGTCACAGCGTAACTCAAACTTTAACGTAATACCACTTTGCCCACTTCACCACAGAACAGGTGGATATGGCACTGCAATACACGCTGGCATAAAAGCGTTTGAAAAAAACTTCGGCACTGAATCACAACTACTTGAAAGGGTAAATAAACTGCTATGAATAAATTCCAACAATTATTTAACTTACTAGATACGCATAAGACCATAGGCGAACTGCAAGCTGATTTAGGCTGGAGTAAATCCATGATTACTTTCTACACTAGAAAGCTACACGTACTAGGCTTAATCAAAAAGACAGTAAGCAGTAAAAACGGATGTCCATTTATTTTTATTCGTGATGCGGAAGAACTGACAGAGGCGCAATTACTTGTATTGCAAAATCGCAAGAATGTAGAAACGCAAAGTATGCGCGTAACACGCGACCAAGTAACAGAAATGCACAATGAATACTTATTCGGCACAAAGCCAGTGCCAGTGCATAACGCAATCATTGTACCGCTAGAGAATAAATACTACTCCAGACTGCAAATAGAAACAATCAAGCAGAACAGACCCAAGTCACCTAAAAACTACGCTGGCACAAGTGCTGGGATGGTGTGGTGAATGAAACATACCGAGCATCAAATTCAATCAGCTTTAATCTCATGGTGGGCTATACAGCATAAAAAATATAACTTGCCTGAGTATGCCTTATTTGCAATACCTAATGGAAGCAAAAGAAACCCTGTTACAGGCGCTATTTTAAAACGTGAAGGTGTCCGTAAAGGCGTGGTTGATTTAATGCTTGCTACACCTAATAAGCATCATGCTGGGCTATTCATTGAAATGAAAGCAGGAACTAATAAGCCTAGTTTAGAACAGCGTGAATTTATGGGTCATGCGCTAACAGTAGGGTATCAGGTTGCACTTTGCTACGATTGGACAGAGGCATCAAAAGTAATTCATGAATATTTACTGGATAGATAAATGCTTAAAGCCAATTCAGCAGAGTGCCGAACACTTACACCAATGAACGAAGATGAAATACACAGGAAAGCTACGGAACTATGGCAGATGACTAAACGTAAAGCATTGGTGGATATATACGATATTGCCAATGAAGAGTTTAAGCAGCAAGTTATTCAATACGCAGATAAAAAATATGGAAAGGCTAAATAGATGACCAACGAAGATTTAATGCGCCATATGGCTAACTGGGCAGATTACATGAAAGTGCCTACCCATAAGCTAGGCTATCCATCTCAAAGCCTTTGCATGAGTACAGGGGGCGGCAGTAGTGATGATGAATTTGAGCATATGTGCAATGAGGTAGATATTCACTGCGCCAAAATCATGGATGGCATTATAGATTCAATCAGCTTGCCACAGCGCACAGCGATAAATCATCATTGGTTAGGTGTAAAGCATTGCTATCCGACCCAAGAACTTGATTACATTGAAGCGTTAGAACATATTAACAGATTAGCAGATAAGCGCGGTTTACAATAATTTACTAAAAACCACAATATATGCTTAATTTTATTGTTGACAGGCACAACATATAGGCGTAACTTAACAAGTGGGGAGAAGTTGCGCCCATAAGATACAAGCCTACATTTAATGATGTGGGCTTTTTTATTTGCTATTTGCATACAGCATACAGAGATAGATTGATTGTTCTAAAAGCCTTGGAAGCCTAGCGCTCGTATATTTCGAGAGAACATGAAGCCTTACTTAGCAGTCAATCTAATTCTGCGTGTTGCAATTAGCCTATCATGGCCTCCAAGAAAACTGGATATAGCGCCAGTACACGCAGTTCAAACATTGTGCAATGCGTAGGCTGATACGCGACAATTTTTATGTTCGGATATATTGCGGACTTGGATGTTCTCTAGCGTGATGATTTTAATTGCGCGATGTGAGGTGACACGTTAGCCAATATCGGTCTTACGAGTATCGGTATAAAAAGCAATAAAGCCAGAGTTCAGCACTGGCGCACAATCTTTTACAGCTTATGCCTCTTAACTGATAGCACGTAGGAAAGCATAGGCTAACTCATTCAGCCTGACTGTACGCAGTTGTAAACGCTGATAGCCATTAACGCTTAGTCCAGCTAATTAAGCAAAACAAAGTAAGTCTGTGTCGCTTACATGGCGAGAGGCACAATATATTCAAGCCTTATCTTAGCGGATAGGGCTTTTTTTATGTTTATTACATTAGCACCCCACGCTATAAGAATATGCGGCCTACATCTCGGCTGGCTGGGTACGAATAGAGAATATTTACAATGAACGGTGTTAGACAGGGGCTGTTAGTCAATCACACTTATGGTTGATTAGAACTTGAGGTTAAAAGGGGTAACGCTAGGAATAGCGGTTAGGCTGGAAGGGCAACCAGATAAATAGCTACTCAAGATTACTCATTGTATTGGAATAAGTCTAGGCAGATAGGTTAGGTTACCCCTAACCCCTGTCTAAATGACACTTACAAGATTATCCATAAGTAAAACTTATCAATGTAATAATTGTGATAAGTAAAGTTATTCACGTGGGGTGACTCGTGTTGAGTATCACGTAAAAAATACTCACTTATTCAGGTAAAAACTATGGCAGACAACACAGCAACTAACGATGTAACTGGTGACAGAATCACAACCAAACGTAGCACTACATACGCTGATAACTACTCACAGATAGACTTTAGCGTAAAGCTACAACCAGCGAATGAATTACTAAAAGACCCTATTGATGGGTTTAACGATACAGACAATGAATAGAAAATGCGGAAGCCATGATAAGCGTACAACAGGTACAACATGGCAGAACATACGCAAGAGAGTATTAAGCAATAACCCATTATGTGTTCATTGCCAGTTAGAGGGCAGAACAACACTAGCGGAAGAGGTAGACCACAT